GTTGAATATGTTGTCCGAGGTGGTGCCACTTATCGACATCCTGTATGGAACTACAACAGTGACACCATTACGGTGTTTAAGTTGTGGAATTGGAGGGGTTGGTTGGTACCATCGTCTTATATGCCATTTTGGACCACGGTCTTCAATGTTGACAAGAGACAGATGGACGACCATCACCAGTTGATATGCCTCACGCCGCTTGCCCAGTGGCGTGGTGGTGCAGCTTTGCTTGCTCGTGGGTTGGGTGCCAACATGTTGCAACGCTTGAAACTCTCATGTGGTGAGTTCTTGCGTATGCTCCACATCGGAACGGATGGACCAGTGATGTCCACCGGAAGATGTGGTGAATACATTCATGTTGAAACCCCGCCCGAGGTTGACTCCGCGCTGGCGATCACGGCTAGGACTAGCAAAGTGGGTTTAACAGCCTACCAAGTTAAGAGCCAGATCCCAGAAGCGCAAAATGCAGCTATGGTACTCTACGAATACCACACCCAGAAAAACCCTGGGTATCATAGCCGCACTTTTGCAGGAGCTGAAGGTGTACGCCGTTACCAATACGTTAATGGCATATATGACCCGGACGCAAAACCGTCCATGGTCGCTTACATGCAACCGTTGATTGACGGGGCTTTTTGTCCCGACAAAACGGAAAGTAACGACCGTCGCGCTGTGAAATCAAGAATCACAGACGTGAAGTCAGAACCAAAACTGACACCAATGTTGATGAAATTCGTAGATGAATTCGTGACGTTGTTTTTGAGCCCGGACGAGGTGTTTCGTAACACTGGGGGATCATACGAGGGGCGGTTGCTTCCCGTTGACTACCAGGATGTTTACGATAAACAAACACGTCCCACTCAGCGAAGAATAATTGCTGAGAATGAAATGGCTCAGCCAAAACGCGTTGGGAAATCGTTCATGAAACGTGAGGCCTATGGCAAAGTACAAGATCCCCGGATCATTACCACATTAAATGGTAGAGATAAGGTGGACTATGCTACTTACATTTATGCTATTGGTCACGTACTCAAACGACATCGATGGTATGCCTTTGGGCGTACCCCAGTTGAAATCTCACTCGAAGTAGTTCGAGTGGCTTCAGAAGCCGAAACACACGTTGGGAAAACTGATTTCCATCGTATGGACGGCACTAATAACGAAGTCACTCGGTACCTAGAGAAACAGTTGTTGATTAGAGCATTTGCTCCGTCACATACTGAGATAATTATCGATCTTTTTAGAGCTCATCACGGAATCATGTGTTACATGACTAGTCCGCAAGGAACAGTAGCGTATGACCCAGGGTTTGCTCGGTTGAGTGGTGAGGTTGCTACCTCAGCATTCAACACGACAATCAATGCCTGTGTCGCGTATGTAGCTTGGCGCATGACCCGAAATGAATTGGGTAGGTTTTTGACACCTGAAGAGGCTTGGTGTAGACTGGGTATTTATGGTGGAGATGACGGTTTGTCAGCAGACTTGTCTGCCGGTGTTTATCACCGTGCAGCTAAAATGTTTGGCATGTCACTCGACTATGAACCAGTCAAACGCGGCCAAAGAGGTGTAGCGTTTTTGAATAGATGTTACGGACCGGATGTCTGGCATGGTGATCCTGTG